AGGTAAAACTGCTATTGCAGAAGGTTTGGCATTTAATATTGTCAAAGGTGCTATTCCAGATTTTCTAAAAGAATATACAGTTTATAATCTAGATATTAGTGCCATGCTTGCTGGTAGTAAATATCGTGGTGACTTTGAAGAAAGATTTAAACTAGTTCTCAAAGGACTGTCTAAAAAAGGCAAAACAATACTGTTTATTGACGAAGCACATATGATTAGTGGTGCTGGATCTGCAAGTAATAGTGCAAATGACCTTGCCAATATGATGAAGCCTGCGTTGTCAAAAGGCAATATCAAAGTTATTGCATCAACAACTTGGGAAGAATATCGTAAACACTTTGAAAAGGATCGTGCGCTAATGCGCCGATTCCAACGAATTACTATTGACGAGCCAACACAAGAAGTAACATTACAAATCCTTAAAGGACTTAAAAAATACTACGAGGGATTCCATAATGTTAAAATTAAAGATGATGCACTTCAAGCTGCAATTAAACTCAGCGTTAAATATCAGTCTGATAAAAAGTTACCCGACAAGGCTATCGATTTAATTGACTTGGCATGCAGTCGTTTTAATCTAAAATTAGCCGACGAACGTATTGTAACAGAAAGAGAAATTCAATACGAACTTTCTAAAGTTGTACAAATTCCAGAAGAAGTTGTAGCAGAAACAGAAAGTCATAATCTTTCAACACTACAAACAAAACTTGAAGAAGAAGTGTTTGGACAGAACCTTGCTATTACTGAAGTAGTTGACAAGATTATGGTCGCACAAGCAGGATTAAAACCTGAAAACAAACCTATCGGAAGTTTTGTATTCATGGGCCCAACCGGATGTGGTAAAACTGAAACTGCTAAAGCTCTTGCTAAACATTTAGGTGTTAAGTTATTGCGTTTTGATATGAGTGAATATCAAGAGAAACACAGCATCAGTAAATTGATTGGAAGTCCTCCCGGATATGTTGGTTTTGAAGAAAATGCCGGTCAGCTTATTACAAGTATCCAAGAAAATCCAAATGCAGTTCTGTTGTTCGACGAAGTTGAAAAGTCACACCCAGATGTATCAACTGTGTTGCTACAAATGATGGATAACGGATTTATCACTGGTTCAAATGGTAAACGTGCTGACTGCCGCCAGTTAGTCCTAATCCTTACAACTAATGCTGGTGCAACTGAAGCAGATAAGAATGCGATTGGTTTCGGTAGCCAACAAAAAGAATATAGCGATAAAGAGCTTAATAAATTCTTCACTCCTGAATTCCGAAATCGCTTAGACGGTATTATTACCTTTAACAAACTTGGCAAAGAAACTATGGTCAAAGTTGTTAACAAGTTTATCGATGAGCTAAGAGAACAAGTTAAAGAAAAAGGTATTCGTATTAAGGCAGATAAGAATGCAATTGAATGGTTAATTGAAAAAGGCTTTGACAACAAGATGGGTGCTCGCCCGTTACAACGTGTCATTGACAAAGAAATTAAACGTGACCTTGCTAAATTGATGCTATTTGGTGATTTGAAAAACGGCGGATGGTTATCAATTACAGCCGAAAATGATAATATAGTGCTGTCAGTTAAAGCAAAAACACCTAAGGTTCCGTTGCTTTCGACAGAAATTAAAATAGAAGATGCAGTTCAAGACAACTAAAAGATTATTTAGAGGACAGTACCAGTACAAGTTAGTTTTAACTTGTGCTGGCGCCAGCTGGTTCCGCGGAGGTGATTGGCGTGGTACTCTTGAAAATCTTAAAAAGATTGACTTATCTACGCAAAATCACTGGCATTCTAAATCAATAAAGACTGAAGACGACTTGAACTATGCTTTTAAACTACAACATCAACTTAGTAAATTACAAAACTTAGAAGTTAGGGTTGAAAGCCCATGGGTTACTATCTATACTAATGATAAATCAAATGTTGACAGTTTAATTAAAATTGACAAGGAAAAAGTCAAGTATGTGTGTGTTCCTCCAGATAAAACTACCCTAGAGGAAAATACAATTATTTTACCCAAGATAAATTACGATTTTAAAATTACCCTGAGTAAAACAGATCGTGAACATAGTGCATTTGTAGATTGGGCTGAAAAGAATACTAAAGTCAAGCTGACAAAAACTTGTAAGCGGGAGCTTTTGAGAGATCGTAGTTGGGGCGGTACATACTTCTACGTCACGGGCGAAAACAACTTACTGTTAACAAAAATGCACTTAGGCGGCTCAATAAACAAGGTTGAGCGCATAATCAAAGCGTAATCTTATAAACCCGCATACGATAAATAGTATATCCGCACAGAATCAGTGTGACTATTAATAACGGGCTTAAAAATGCGTATTAGAGAACTATTAGAAGGTAAAAAATTCAATGATTTAGAGTTCATCAAGCAGGATGAAGAAGGCACAGGTATCAACTATGATCTAATAGAAGACCTTGCTTTTTATATGCACAATGATGATGACATATATCGCAAGATCATGTTTCCTCGTGTAGTAAATTGTGTTGAAGGATTAAAAGCTAAAAAGCAATTAGATCCTAAAATTTTCAAAGCAGCAGTTGAAGAAAGCTACAAACACTATATTAAAAAGTTCCCCATACGTCAATTGCCAGATACACTTGATGAAGAGCAATGTTTAGAAGTTTGTAAAAAACTATATAACGATTTCCGCAAAGATTACGACGAAGGCAAATATAAGGATTAATTGTGTTACTTAGAGAATTGTTCTTTAATGAGGCAAAGGCACCTGCTGAAGATGACAGCATGGAAAAATACGGCCGACCGTTTAATCACCCAGAACATTTAGTATTTTTTAAAGGTAGTGCCGGAACATTGGAAGCCCTTACACATTTTAAAGAAATAGCAGAAGAAAAAGAAGGCGGTACAACTGTTAGACGCAAATGGGACGGTAACCCGCAAGTCTATTGGGGTCGTGAAAAGAAAAACGGACCTTTAATACTAGCCGGACACAATCAGTGGAGTCGCGGAGTAAAAGCAACAAGTCAACACGATGTATATGACTTTATTGCAAATCAAAGCGGTAAAGTAAAAACTCCAGAAGAACAAAAACAACGTCAACAATTTGCCACAAATTTTGCAAATCTTTATCCATTGTTCGATGCTGCAACACCAAAAAACTTTGTTGGGTTTGTGTATGCAGATAATTTATTTGGCGTCGAACCAAATAATCCTAAACAATTAGAAAAACCAACTAAAGAATATCCTCAAGGTATTTGGACATTTTGTCCTAATCCTATTTCAAAGACTTGCTATCATGTAGATGCAGGCAGTGAACTGGGCCAACGAATTGCCAAAGCACAAGTTATGGTTGTTGGACATGCTACGTTCGATTCCTTTGGTGCTCCAGACAGAGAACAACAACCGATGGACGATTTCGAAATGTTTAATCAAACAGCAGGTTTGATTGTTCAAGGTCCAATTTATACAGATACAGCACCCGAAGTTGACACTAGTCCTATAGACTCTATGATGCAATATGTAGAACAACACGGATCTGCTATTGATAACTTCTTAGGAAGTTTACCCGATCCAGATAAGAATGGCATTTTCTATCCGTTCTTTAATCAAATGAGTAATCTACATGCTCAAGGAAAACAAAATTTTGAAAGTATTAGTGGAAAAACATTTATTGATTGGATGCAATCAAAAGGTGTTAGTGCTAAGAAACAACAACACATCATAAACATGATACAAGAACATCCAGGCGGACTTGATGCTATATTTTTCCTAATAAAAGGTATTAGAAATATGAAAGATCAAATAGACGCTGGAATTAGGCAACAACCTCGTAAAGAAATTTGGGACACTAATAGCGAAGGACATGTTCGCTATGCACAAAAACATCATAAATATGGTAATATAAAGATTGTTCCTACTACGTGGGTACCAGGACGTTAAAAATGCGATTAAGAGAACTATTTGAAAATATCTACGAAGAAGTACCCGAAGGTGGGGAAGAATTTGATGGTGGTTTAAAAACCATTGGCATTTGCTACGGTCGTTGGAATCCTCCGCACAAAGGACATAGAGAAGTTTGGAAAGCTGCTAGTAAGAATCCTATTTGGTTTGTCGGTACTAACGAAAATACAGAAGGTCCTAAAGATCCCCTACCATATGAAATTAAACTACAATGCATGGCCGCTGTATGGCCAGGCGTAGCTAAACACGTAATTCCAGAACAAGATTTGTTTGTTATGGCAACAAACATCTACGAAAAATATGGCGAAAATGTTCACTTAAATGTCTACACCGATGAAGAGTGGCTTGCAAGTGGTTTACAAAAATACAACGGCATGATGAATCAAAAGCACGGCGGTTATAAGTTTGCACAAATTGACTGGAAGAAAACAGAACGTTTAGCCCGTGCAACCGATTTAAGAAAGTATGTTCGTGAAGGAAACAAAGCTGCTTTTTATAAAGATGCTGGAATACCAGCATCTAGCATGATTACTATTGGCGAAAAGGCATATCCTTTATTTGATATTGTTGCTCACTACTTACAAAAGTATCCAGAAAAAGTTGCTAAGAATGCTAAAGCAGCAGTTGCAGAAGGAACTACAAATGCTCTAGGATTAAGAGCATCTGGTATTACAAAAAAGATAGATCCTACACAAAAGGCTGCAATGAAAAATGCTATGACAATGCCTAACTTAAATCAAAGTACAGGTAGTGCATATTTAAATTGGCGTATGGGAGTTGCATTAGCAGGTGCACCTGATTATCCTACACGAGCAGAAGCAGATAACTGGATCGGTGGAGATCCTCTGTTATCCACATATACAGAAGAAGAATTAGAAATGGTTAAAGCAGCAGCTAAGGCAGTTGGTGCAGGTAACATAGAAAACTGGAGTGGAAAGCGCAGTGAAGAAATTCCAGGTGTTAATAAAACTAGCCCTGTAGCAAAACCTAAAAAGAACAAATACGGAGTATAATATGGACGAGAAATTTCACCTAGCATTAAAAACAGCATTCGCTAGTGAATACGCCTTTTATCTAAAGGCACAAAACTTTCATTGGAACGTAGAAGGATCAAACTTTCCTCAATACCATGAACTGTTTGGAAAGATTTACGAAGAAGTAGGCGGAATTATCGATGACTTTGCAGAAAATCTACGCAAGTCAGGAACTTATGCTCCAGCAAGTTTTAGTAAATTTAGTATGCTAACACAAGTAGATGACGAAAATGGTGTACCTGATCCTGGTCATATGTTAGCAGAACTATACAAAGATTCAGAGACAATGGCAGGCGTGTTTAAAGCCGTTTATCAACTAGCGGATCAAGCAGGTGAATATGGACTGAGTAACTTCTTTGCAGATCGTCAAGATGCACACCGTAAGCACAGCTGGATGTTAAGAAGCACACTAAAATAATATGGATGAACTAGCTCAAATTAAAAAGTTAGCCGGTATTAGACCCTTTCCAGGTTTAGTAGAGTATTCTATCGAAGACGGTAGCAATATCAGTTTGACTGGCAATGAAAAAGGCGAGCTAATGAAAAAACACAATATACAACCAGGAACACCTGAATGGTTTCAACTATGGTTTAGTTTACCTAAACTAACTGGTGAAAAACCTGTTGGACCAGGAATAAGAACAAAATCATGAAAGTAATTGAAATTCTACAAGAAACAGCTACAGCAGGAGCAACTAGTGCGGGCAACATTGCAACAGTTGATGCACCTCACATTAGTCCTGGAAAATCTAGAGGTAAGAAAAGCTACATAGGCAATATGTGGGGCGGAATATCAGGAACAAAAGCACCTAAACAGCCTAAAATTAAGCAGAAAAAACGCAAAGATGGTACTGCTGTAAATGCATTAGACCTAAAAGGCACTAGCATTTTTGGTGGTAAGACTATTAAAAGACGCTAAATATACGATAACGGAGTTTTCATTATGCACGACGACATGCAACCAGATAATATGAGCCAAGCACCAATCGGTGCCCATGGAGAATCAGATCGCGAAGGCGCAATGGCCAAAGCGGACCTATACAAACTAGCCAACTACAGTCTAAAACTGTTTAAGAAACTAGACGATGATGCCCAACTTGAAGGATGGGTTCAGGCTAAAATCACTAAAGCTGCTGACTACATTGCCAGCGTATTCCATTACTTAGAATATGAAATGGAATTTAGCGATTACGGTGCTAGATTAGACAACAACGAAATGTATAATGAAAGCCAAAAACTTGAACTTAAAAACAAGTTAATGGAAGCTAAGGCTAAGGTTGCTGAGCTAAAGAAACTTCAAGCTGAAAAAGTAAAAGAAGACCGTAAAGAAGTTACCAAAACTCAACACGGTACTGCTACAGCTACATATGGCGATGATGGCAAACGTAAAGGTGTTGTTCATAAAGATGAAAGAAAATACTCCGATGAAGAACACGGCGAAGTTGCAAGTCTAGCTAAAGGCAAAAGTGCTGCTGAAAAGAAAGCAGACAAAGCTAAAGAAATTAAACTTCCTAAACCAGAAAAAGGAACTCGTGTATGGGGCATGAAAGGTGGAGAGAAGTTTGAAAAGACAGTTAAGGAAGGTGCAAAACCTGACTTTGCAGACTTAGACAAAGACGGCGATGAAAAAGAGCCAATGAAAAAGGCTGCTAAAGAAGCTAAGAAAGAAAAGAAAGTAGACGAAGCATCTGAAGAAAAATGTAACCATACAGCCAAAGGTAAATCATGTCCAGTTCATGGCATGAAAGAATGCAGTATGAAAGAAGATGCTAAACCAAGTGCAGGTATGACTAAGAAAGAAAAGTCATCAACTGTAAAGGCTGCTAAGGCAGGAAAAGATATTGGTAAGCCAGGAAAGAATTTTGAAAAAGTTGCAAAGAAAGCAGGCGGTGGTGAAAAAGGTGAGAAGATTGCTGCAGCCGCTATGTGGAAAAACAAAGCAAAGAGTTTAAAAGAAAGTCTACAGGCACTACTTCCTGAAGCACCATTAAACGAAGAAGATCAAGCACAAGCTCAAGCTGGTTTGCAAGCCTTACTTGACTACGCAAAACAAAATGATCCCCAAGGACTTGCACAGGCTGTACAACAAGGTGGACAGGCTGTAGAAAATTATTTTAAAGATTTAGCAAATAAGATTCCGGCAAATCCTCAACCTACAACACAACCTGGCGCAGGTGCTCCAGCTGCACCAACAGCAGGTACAGAACCAAAAGACATGCCAGCAGCAGGAGAAGTTGAAGCAGAAGAAGGTGCGGCTATGAATTTT